CGACAGGCCCACGTCCCAGCGATAGTGCGTGCGATACGCCTGCATACGGCCGTTGCTGCCGTCAGCGTTTTCGATGGTGACTTCACCAAGATCGCGCTGCTGGATACCAGCCTTCGAGCCTTTGGGGATGATACCGTGACAGGTATTCGGACCCCAGCAGATCAGCCAGATCGAACCGTTGTCCGAGCCGCTGCCGCCGCCGTTGATGATGTTGTCACCGTTCTCAGCGGACAGCGAGCTGTAACGCGGAGCGAAGCCGGTGAACTCTTCCGGCGCGGTGCTTTCATCGCCATAGAACAGCGTAGACGTGAACTCTTGGTTCATGCCTTCGATGTGCGGACGGTCTTCCTGAAGACGGAAAGCAGCAGGGTTGCCGGCCATGTCAACAAGGGCTTTATCGACTTCGGAGTAATCCTCCATCATGCCCGTATTGTCGGTGACCTGAACCGCGCGGCTCTTCGTCGGCTGGACGCCGCCATACAGTTTACGCCAAGTCGGCGTCGGGAGACCGGAACGGATCGAGGTCCGGTGGCCGGTCGTGAGGTTGCCCTCAAGGAAAGACATATCCATGAGAACTTCGTTCGTGGCGTTGAGGATTTCCACAACGTCCGCGATAGACCCGTCGGGATCGGTGACCTTTGCGAGGTCAGCGAGCGTCGGGTTAGTGGTGCCGAGGACTGCCATTGGTAGCTCCTTTACTCAGCAGAGTTGAACATCGTTGGATACATCTTCTGCAAGCTAGCCGGACCTTCGACCTTACTATCCCCGGTGACCAGATCGCTCTCAGAAATTGCTTTTCCAACGCGATAGAACAGGCGGATGACCTCGGGATGATTGCCCAGACCCAACCCATCAGGGTTTTCTGCGGAGGGCGTATCAATCAGCTTCGCAAGCTCAGGACTAGCAAACGCATCCATTGCCCGCTTGGCTAGGCCGAGATGCTCGTTGAGCGCCTCGCCTCCAAGTTCCTTATCTGCCTTAGTGGCCTCAGCCCACGACGAGACGCGCTCGGTGTAAGCATCGGCCATCTGAGATTGAGCCTTCTGAGAACGCTCAATCTCAAAGTCGATGAGCTTTTGAAACTGATCCTGAGACAAACCGAGACCGTGGGCATACTCGCCAAACGCTTCAATCTGCTCTTCGTCAATCTCAATGCCATCTGGCGGTGTGAACACATACTCCTCCGGTGCCCCGGTTGAGGTGTCCTCACCTTCTCCTTCACCCCCGTCACCCGACAGCAGGGTACTGGATTCCTCTTCGCTGGGTGTCTCCTCAGCCACCTCAGCTTCTGCAGGAGCAGCCTCTACCGGCTCCTCCGCAGGTGTCTCAACTACTTCTTCGTCGGCCATCTCTATCTCCTCTATGGCTCGTAGAAAAACATGACGGCAGTCATGTCGGCATCTTGCTGGTCGATATTGTGGACACGCAGCGTGTATGCGGTGTCTGGCTTCAATATCCACTCAACGGGCAGGCCGCCCGTGGTATCGCCGGTCTTGTTGCCCCCGGCAGTAGAGGTCGCGGTGCTCAGCAGCGTTCCAATGCTAGTGACCGTGGGCGACCCGTAAATGCTAATCGTCGGCGTGTTCAGCGAGGTGCGGTTCAGGTTGACCGCGTTGGCTGGCGTGCCGGCCGCGCTATACGTCGTGCCTTCGTAAAGGAATGTATCGACTGGGCCAGTCAAGCTGGTCACGTCGTAGTTGCGGAAGTGCACGTCGCTGGTGGGGCCAGTGACGCCCATGAAATCAACGGTGGCCCCGGCAGCCAGCGTGAACTGAGACGTGAACACGAACGCCTTGCCCTGATGCACCATATATTGCTCAAGGCTCATGGTCAGCAGCGCGCCGTGCTCGCCATCAATGACCAGAGATCCGCCGTCCCCGTAGATCGACACAGGCACGGGAGACCCCGGAGAGGCGTTGACAAACGTGCCGTCAGCCTTCTCGTGCAAACCAATACGGGCGTGGCGGCTCAGGTTGAACGGCCCCGGCTCCGCACTGGGCGGGTAGCTGTGCGTCGGGTTAACCATCGAAGTGGTTTTCCTCCAACATCTGCATCAACGCCTTCGGGTTGTGGGTACGCAACTGCTCTTGGATCACCGACCCAACAGAGCGCGCACCTTCGTTGTAAGCCGTCGCATCAAAGCTACCGGGGACATAGCTCTGAGAAAACGCATGACCCGTTTGAAAAATGAGGTGATACAAGAAACGGCGGCCGCGAGGCTGCGACACAATGAAGTCCAGATCCTTCTCAACATCTTCTTCTTCCCTTTTTGCCCGAGCTATGGCTTCGGGGTCGCTAGCGTCATAGGTCATACAGCAGTGGTCCCGGTGCCGATCAGATCAGTCAGGGCGTTGGGGTTCTGCGTATCGGTCTCACTGAGCACCTTGGCACCCTGAGCAAGCTGCCCGATCTGCTCCATCGCCTGCATCTGCTGCTGTTCCTCGGCGCGCGCCTGCCGCTTGGCGTCCAGCTCTTCCTCGGAGATGATGACATCCGGGCTGGTGCCGAGCACGTCTGCGTACTGACGCAGAGCTTCGTCGCTGTTGATACCATCCACGATCTCTGGGAACACGGCGACCAAGTTGCCAGCGAAGCCCATGACACGTTCGAGGCTGGAAGCGGACACAGCCTGCTGGGCCTGTGCGAGTAGCGAGATATATTCGACCTCAAGCTCCTCACCCGCCAACGCTTCAGGAGGTTCGGGGAGGAGACCCGCATCCAGAGCGTAATCGAAGACATCTTCGAGTAACGGGTCCAACAACTCCACGTTCAAGCGTTGGAGCACCGGACCCAGCAGCACTAGTTTTTCTTCGTGCCGCTCCACCACCTCTGTGGCGGTCATCTGGCGGCGGTCGGAGTTAATCATCATAGCGAACAGATCGGCGTAGAAGCCGCGCTGGATACGCTCCTGAACCTCCGCAATGTCCATCATCATTTCGTTGATGCGGGGCTGCACCTGATACGCGGGCACGAAACCTTGGCTGCCCTGCAGCGGATCAACGTAGGTGGTCTGTCCGGGCAGCACCGTGGATGGCTTGCCCTTCAAGCTGGTGGGTGCAACCATCGGCGGGTTCACCATCTTGTCGATGGCCTGCGCTTTGCGCTTCTGCTGGTGCTGCAACTGCTTCACGTCACCGAGCGTGTCCATGCCGGGGCAGCGCCCGTATACGTCGCCGCTCAGAACGTCCCAGCGCGGCACATAGGCAGGGAACCGCTTGTAGCCGCCTTCCATCAGCAGCTCGTCGCTCTCCGCGCCCAGCTCGAAGTAGCAGCTCTTGAACGGCATGTTGCGGGCGTCTTTCTTGTCGTAGTCACGATCAGCCATCAGACGCGGCTCGATCATGTGCACGACTTCCACCAGCTCGTCGTAGTTGCTCTGGTCCCACAACTTGCGGGTCGCCTTACTGACGCCGGTCCAGTTCATCTTCTGCGTCATGGGGTCGTACACAAACTTCTGCACGATCTGGCCCACAGTCATCGTGAAGTGGCGGCCCAGTGTGTCCACCTCGCCCTGATCGTTCTCCGCAATGACGTACTCACCGACAGTCAGGGGGCGGAAGCGAATGACTTGGTCGAAGGATGGCTGGCGATACAGGGGTGCCGTGCCAAACGCGCCCAGCTCGGTGTAGACCGTGTAGATCGAGTTGTAGAAATTAGAGCGGTTCAAGATTGCCCGCTCGACCATCTCGACCTGAGACAGCCAGCGGCGCACCTCGCCGTCATCCATCAGCTCGTCGCGCACCTTGCGGCGGTGCCACGGCCGCGCGGGTGAAGTCATGCCGGACATCATACCCGCAGCCATCGTGCGCAGGGCCTGCGTTCCGGTGCTGTCGATGATCTTGGTAGTGCGCTTGCGGCCTCGGCTGTTCTGACCCTCGATCAGGTAGCGGCCGCGCCGTGGTGCCAAGTAGTCGGTAATCTCCATCCAGTGCGAGCGGAAGGACGAACGGTCGTTCTCCAGCTTCACATAGCGGCGATACAAGGCAGACTTCTTGCCCTTGAGGGGCACAGTCGTGTGGAGATTGTCAACGCTTGGCAGTGGCATATTAGGCCCTCATCGATGGGTACATGCGGTCGGCAGCAGCGCCCTGCTTGTCGTCCTCCATGAACTCCATCTCGATCACTTCAAGTGTAGCGCGTGAGCCGTCCTGCCCCTTCGACACCGACGCGACACGCACCTTGCAGTGGATCTCGCGGGTGTCGCCCACGTCACCAATGTCGCCCAGCGCAGCGAGCTGTTCCTCTTCGAGGTGCAGCTTCGGCAGGTACTCGTCCTCACCAGCAAACGGGTCGTTCATCAGCGACCCGCCTGCATCTTTCGATCCCATGTGTACGGCCATGCTAACCGCCTAGTAGCGTGCGGCCGGTGGTCGAGGCGGGGTCTAGAAGGCCCTGCGACCCGGTTACGCGAGTTCCACCAATACCGCTCTGCTGGCGTGCGCGGCGCACTTCGTCGCGTCGTGCCTGCGAGACGGCAGGGTCCACCCTCTTCGGCGGCTCAGGCGGCGGCGGAGGCGGCGGGGGGGGCGGCGGCGCTTTCGGCGCGGAGAACATGCCCATAGCTTAATTCCCTAGTAGTGTGCGTTCTGCGGTCTTGGCGGGCTCGCCTAGTCCGGTACGGACGCGCTTGCCCGGACGTGCTTTTGTGGGGGCGCTGCTGGCGGCAGGGGCGCTGGCCGGTGCTTTGGAAGGTGTGTCCCTTTTTGGACCGCGAACCTCGCCGGTGTCCATATTGTAGTATGTCGCGTATTTGAGCCCAGCCTTCTTCGCCGCTCTTTGCGCCCCCTGCATCCCCAACTCCGCCCAAGCACCTACCATCGTGCCCATATCAGTTCCCCAACAGCGTGCGTTCTGCGGTCTTGGCAGGCTCGCCTAGTCCGGTACGGACCCGCTTGCCCGGACGTGCTTTTGTTGGTGCAGCCTTCGGCTGGGCGGCAGCGGGGCTGGACCCCGCCTTCTTCTTGGACGTAGCAGCGCCGTAGCCAAACCCTAGGGGATCTGGTAGACCAAAATCCTTGTAAACAGATCTAAGACTAGCCGTCGTACCCATATCAGTTCCCCAACAGAGTGCGTTCTGCGGTCTTGGCTGAGGAGCCTAAACCAGTGCGGACCCGCCTGCCCGGACGTGCTTTTGTTGGTGCAGCCTTCGGCTGGGCGGCAGCGGGGCTGGACCCCGCCTTCTTCTTGGACGCACGGTAATCAGACATAGCAGCTCCGTAGCCAAACCCCTGAAACTGGGGCGCCGGGTCTTTGGGGTCACGGCTGAGGTAACCCTCTTTTTCTAAGATGCCTCTGAGGCCACCCTGCACACCCACGCCCTGTACCCCACAATTTGCGCAAATTGAGGCTTGACAATACTACAGATTGTGGTCTGCGTCTAGCTAAACGGGTCGTACTCTGCAGATGTGGCTGCGGTGGCGCTCTGGAACCCGATGCGCGATGGATATACGGGCAGGACGTAGGTCAAAGCCAAGGCGTCCGCGAGGTCCGGCGATGGCAGGCCGCGCTTCTTGGCGTCCTCCTTGCTCTCCAGTTTCAGCTCGTTTCGCAGGGTGTAGCCGTACTCCAATCCAGTCAGGTCGCTCACGAGGTCTGGATCGTCCGGCAGGCGGATGCCGTCCTTGATGGCGTCTCGCAGATTGCCCCACATCTGCGCCCTGAGATTGGCGTATCCGGGCTGCGTCGCCTTGCTGCCAAAGTTGATCTCGATGACATCCAGCCCGAGCTGCCTGCAGCGGTCAACGACACCGCCGCCCACGCCGCCACCGTCGATGAAGATGGCGTCGGGCTGCTTGTCGCGTGCG